CGCTGCGCCGAAGGTCGCCTATGAGAACACGGATATTATTACCGGGTTCTTTCATGAGCGTTCCACTCGGTGAGTCGTCGTTTGTCGCGTATGCTGGCTGTGAACATTGGTAACAATGTTTCCACGTCAGTTGCGGCTTCGACGACCGGGCCTTTGCCTGAGCTCTTCGATCTGCTGACGGCGCCGACGTAAGTCGGTTCCAACGGTAGGTCAACTCGCTTTAGCAGTAATGCTTATCCGAGTATGTCCCCACCTTCCTCATTAAAAGGAGTTGTTTATGCGCTATCAGCGATGGGACCAAAAGGCAGGGACCGATACGACCAATGAGATCGTTTCTGTCCTAGCTTCCTGGCACCTCAGTCAAGTAGCAGCTGAGAGAGAGAGGGAGTTGATCCGTGCAGCTTTATCGCGCGGTGACCTTCCTTTCTTGTGTAGCTTTGAATTGGACTACGAATTGCTAAGCCCCCACGACGCTTACCATTGCCGACAAGTTCTCGCGTTTTTCCAAAAGCGCGCGGACATCGACATTGGCGTAGACCGTAGGGCTGTCGCCGTAGAAAAATTCAAGGCATCTGAAGAGCTTTGTCGGGAGACAAATGACATCTTCAAGTTATGGGCTTCTGGCAAATTTTCTTTTTGTCAGGACGTTGAGCGTGTACTCCATCGCGCTCAGCGGAAAATTTCCCGTATACTTGGTGATGTCCCGTCTCTTTCGGACCTAAAAATCCGCTTCGGACCAGGAGCAACGACGCAAGTCACAAAAAGAATGGCTTCGGTTAGGCGAAAGCTTAGCCAGAAGTTCGTTTGTAGCGAGGATTTCCTCTTTTCTTCCAAAAGAAGTTTAGAGGAATTGCAGGGTTGGATTCCCTTTGGGGAACCCGATTCGGCTCTAGTACCTCTCGTAATTCACGAGAGCAAGCTAGACTTCGTCCCGAAGACCGCAAAGACGGATAGAGCCATCGCTGTTGAACCCATGCTGAACTCAATGTTCCAGCTAGGGATTGGCAGCTATATGGCCGATCGTCTCAGACGGTTTGGGGTGGATATCCGTGACCAGACGAGGAATCAGCGCCTCGCCCAGTCCGGCTCCATTACCGGGGATTTAGCAACCCTGGACCTCAGTAGTGCTTCTGACACAGTCTCGCTGGAGTTGGTTCATCACCTTCTTCCAGTGGACTGGGCCCTTTTATTGTCCGATTACCGCACAGCAAAGTGCATGTCGGACTGGGGTCTTTTGAAGCTCCAGAAGTTCTCGAGTATGGGAAATGGTTTTACATTCCCTCTCGAGACACTCATCTTTTACGCACTCGCTGTATCGTGCGTGGAGATGGACGAAGAGGAAGACGTAAGTGTTTATGGAGACGATATTATCGTCCCCGTTAGCGCTTACAGCCTTCTTTCGCGGGTATTAACCGCGACTGGGTTTATATTAAACCCGGCTAAGTCATTTGCCTCTGGACCCTTCCGTGAATCTTGCGGAAAGGACTACGTTTCGGGAATCGATATACGTCCTTGTTACATTAAGGACGCCCTTTCTTGTGCAGACCTATTTGTTCTTCATAACTATTACGTTAGAAGAGGTCTCCAAGAGCCCGCAGATCTTCTGTTGATATATCTGGAACCGGAGTTACAACTCTGGGGCCCAGATGGTTACGGCGATGGTCACCTACTCGGTGTCCATCAGCTGAAACCCTATAAACGGAGTCACGGGTGGTCGGGCTATATCTTTGACACATATACTTATAAAGGTCGGCGTGATTTTAACGCTTTCCCTACAGACTATGTGCTCCCGTCCTACACGGTATACGCTAATCCTGCCCAGCCTGGTCTATGTGACGATAGTCCCATAGATCCCAAGTTTGAGCGGATTAACGCGAAC